AGTTGGCGTAGTCCGCGGAGTCCAGGTTGCGGGTCACGGTGGAAACCGTCGACCCGTACACCAGCTGCGGGGAGGAACGTTGCACGCCTTGGTACGGGTACCAGATGCGGACGGTGTCGGACCCCCAGTTATCCGAGGTTGGCCACAGGTCGTAATCGAACCCGTTGATGACCTTCGACAGGGCGTCGAGCGCTTCGCCCAGGTTGGTCTGGCCGGGGAACGTGCGGTCCCGCACCTGCCCCGACGGGGCCGCCCGCTGGGTGCCGTCGGACTGCACGTACATGTAGGACATCGGCAGGTAGGAACCGGGGTAGAAGTTCGTCGCCCCGTTCGCGGAGGTGACCGTGGTCGCCAACCCGATCAGGGTGGAGGCGATGGTGTCCTGATCGACGGCGGTGAACACCCGGGGGGTCGCCGCCGTCAACCACCGGCGTTTCATCATCGCCAGGTAGTCGTGACAGGTAAACGCCACCGTGTGCGCCTGTTCGGACAGGGTGTCCTGTGACTGGGCGATGACCCCCCGGAACGCCAACACGTCCTTGTTGGTCTGGTCGTCCCACCTCCACCCGATCACATCGTGCGACATCTCCTGGATGGACAGGGCGGCCGGGGACCGGCCGTCCAGGGTGAACGACAGGGTGGCCGGCTGGTTGAGGGCCTGGACCAGTTTCCTCGACCGGGCGTCAGTCAGCTCGGAGATCCCGGTTTGCGGGGGGCGCAGGGTGGCGTAGGCGCGGCGGTACAACGTGAGGCGCCACCGGCCCCGGCCGGGGGGTACCGGGTAGGTGCCGGGGGCGGCCATCAGGTGAGGTAGCCGTCGGACCAGATGGCCTGGACCTGGGTGACCGCGGAGGTGGAGGTGGCCGACAGTTGCATCTGGGCGTAGCCGGGGGCGGGGCCGATGAGCGGCCAGGCGGTGTTCTGCCAGTCGAGCGATGCCATGGCCGGCTGGTTGGGGTCGCCGTCGACGTACGCGGTTTTGGTGGCCGAATCGATCTCCAAATAGTGGTTGGCGGCCACTTGGTACCCGGCCACCATCCTGATTGATCCGGTCTGGCCGGCCGGGAACAGGTACCAAATGATCTGGGGGGTGGTGGCCGGCCCGTAGATCCGGAACAGCGGCCGCACCCCGACGTCGCCGGCGGGGGCGATGTTCGCTTTGGTCGGCGACGACCCCCCGGCGGTGTACCCGCGGTTGAAGACCAGGTTGTACAGGCGGCCGCCGGCGGACCCGGACCCGGCCCACGCGGTCGCCGTCTTGACGGTGGCGTCGCGCATGACCGGGTCGGCGGCCACCCACGCCAGATGGATCTCGCGGACGTCGGCGCCGGCGACCTCCCACGCGTAGTCGGAGGCGCGGACCACGACGGTGCGTTCCGGGTTCCCGGGGCGGTCCAAGATGTAGTGCAGGACGGGGCGGGCGGCGGGGTTCATGTACGGCCCGAAGTCGGAGGCGACGTCGTCGATCTGGGCGCCCGCCCCGGCGACCGCGGTGATGTCCGCGGTGATCACACGGGCGCCGAACAGGGTGGTGCGGTCGTCGATGCCGTGCTGGTCGGGCCGGTTGTTGGTGACGTCGCGGACGGCCGGGTAGCCCAGGTTGAGCGATTCGCAGAAGTACCCTTTCGAGGGGTCTTCGAGTTGGAGGATGCTTCCTCCGAGGTCTAGCCAGGCGGCGCGTACGCAGGCGGCCATCAGAGTTTCCTGGTCCTGGCCGTCCACGCCACCCGGGACATGAACACGTCGACGTCGACGGCGTCGTTGAACGAGGCGTTTTCGATGTGAACCAGCGGCCCACCCCTGGCGGCTGCCGCTGGGGCGGGGGTGATGACCTCGCCGGCGTTGGCGAACACCAGCCCGTCGCCGGTCATCAGTCCGCCCTGGGCCAGATGCGGGATCGTCGGCACCCCGACGGTCCCCCCTCCGATCGACCCCAAGGGCCCCAGGTCGATCTTCGGCAGGGTGAAGTGGAGTTTGTTCCACAGGTCGATGACCCCGTTGATGACCGACCGGAACGCGTTGAGGATCCCGTCCCACATCCCGGCGAACGTGTTCGACAACCGGCCGGGCAGCCCGGTGAAGAACGACACCAGGTCGTTGAACTTGTCTTTGATCCACTGCCACACCGCGGTCGCCCCGGCCTTGATGTCGTCCCAGTGCCGGGTGATAGCCAGGACGGCCAGGCCGATCGGCCCGGTGATGATGGCCAACAGCAGCGGCCAGTTGTCACGCACCCAGTTCCACACCTTCTTGATCGTCCCGAGGACCGCGTTCCATACCGTCTCGGCGACCGCCTTGATCGTGTCGAAGTTATGGATGATCAGGTAGGCGACCCCGGCGATGACCACGCCGAGGGCAATGAACGGGGCGGCGGCGGCCAGGGTGGCAAGGGCGGCGGCCCCGGCGGTGATCGCCCAGGTGATGAACGCGGGGATGACCACGGCGCCGACCACGGTGGCGAACCCGACGAACGCGGCCAAGATCAGATCCTTGTTCTGGGCGACCCAGTCCGACACCCCGGAGATCGCCGGTATCAGGGTGTCGGTGAAGAACGATGCCAGGGTGCCGATGACCGGGAGTAGGTAGGTGCCGATCTGTTCTTGGAACTCGCCGAACTGGATTTTGGCGTTCGCCATCTTCCCCGCGGTGGAGTCGGCCGCCGCGCCTGCCTCACCCTTGAACGTGGCCGCCATGTTGGCGAACACCTGGTCGGCGGTGAGGGCGTGGCCGGCCGCGTCTTTGGTGGCGATCCCCAGCTTTTGCAGGCCGCCGGTCGAACCCTGGGCGGCCTTGCCCATGGCCAGCGTGATGCTGCTCAGGTCCTTCCCGGTCCCGGCCGACGCGTCGAGGGCGATCTGTAGGAGGTCTTGGGATTTGGTGACGTCGCCGGTCGCCCGGACCAGGTTCCCGAGCGCGGGGCGTAGGTCGTCGTCGGCCACCGCGTAGTGCTTCGACATCGCGGTGATGGCCTTTTCGGTGCTCTTGACCTGTTCGTCGGTGGCGCCGGCGGTGTTCTTCAGGGTTTGGGCGAGGACGGCCTGGGCCTGGGCGTCCTGGGCGGCGGCATCAATCGATGCTTTCCCGAACTCCAACACCTTGTCGACGGCGAACGCCCCACCGATCGCCAGCGCGGCTTTCCCGGCCCAGTCCTTGATTTTCGACCCGGTCCCTTCGACGTCGTCGACCGCGTCTTTGACCCCGGCGGTGTCGCCCAGGAACCGGACCATGACGTCGAGCGACCCGGCCACCTACCGGCCCCGTGCCCGTGCTTTGGCGGCCTCGCGTTTCGCTACCCGTTGTTCTTCGGCGACGACCTGGGCCATCTGTTCGACGAGTCCCATCGGGAAGTTCATGACGTCGGCCGGGTTCAACTGCCAGCCGCGGGCAACAATGCAGGCCCGGCGCCATTGCTGCCCGCGGATTGTTCCAATGTCGACGAGTCCACCAGCTCGACGTCGCCCGGCCGCATGTGTAGGGCCTGTTCGATCGTGAACGTCGGATCCTGGCGGCGCATGGTGACGCAGACCACGGCGGCGACGTACCGGAAATGGCCGGGGCCGCCCATCAGGTCGACCAACGGCACCCCGACCAGCTCGCCGGCGACGGCGAGCTCCTCGAAGGTGAGGTCGGCCATGTCGACTTTGAGCCGGTCGGTCACAGCCGGGCAACCTGGCGTTCGGCGACGGTCCGGCAATCACGGGCGAAGTCGTCGGGCACCCCTTGTATGCCGTCGCCGACCGCACCCGTCCGGGCGGCGACGGGGCGGGCGTAGGGGACACCGGCCCCGTAGGACACCCCGTACCCGCCTTTGGGGTCGGCGACCACGGCGACCGACCCGACCAGCCGGCCGGTGCGTACGGGTAGCCCGGAGCGGATGTTGGCGGCCACCGTTTCGGCCGCCTGGCGGGCCGCTTGGGGTGCGGCGTCGGCGACCCCGTCGGCCAGTTTCCGGACCCCGGCGGCCAGCTTGCGGGTGTCGACCTCGACCCGGGCGGTCACGCGTAGGCGAACGTCGGGGCGCCCTGCACGGCCAGGACAACGTCGCATTCGGAAATCTCGCCCGGCCCGGCGTTGATGAAGTCCACCCACTTGACCACACAGGTGCCCTTCATCGACGGGTTCGCCGGGGCCGCGACGGCGGTGTCGGGGCGGACCTCGAACGGCTGGGTGGTACCCATCAACGGTTGCAGCAAGTTCCACAACCCGGCCGCCCCGTAGGACATGGCGGAGGTGGCGGTGATCACCCACTTCGGCGCCTTGTAGGAGGTGTACGCCCCGCAGAACGTTTCGGTCTTGTTCTCGTCCTGGTCGACCTCGACAGCCAGGTTGGTCGCCGAGCAGTAGAACGTCACCTCCGAACCGACCGGGCCGACGGCGATGTAGGGGTGGACGAGTATCCACGGCAGGGCGGTGACCGGGGTCGCTACCAGGGGTTCGACTTCGACATCGGACATGTCAGGTTCCTCCTACGGTGACGGTTTGGCGGATCTGGATACGCGCCGCCCAGTAGGTGAGCGACGCGATCGGGTAGGCGGCCGGCGCCAACGACTGCCAGGGGCGCAACCCGTTGCCGACAATGGCGGTGTGCGCGGCGTCGATCATGGCGTCGCCCAGGTCGTAGTTCGATTCCTCCGACAGCCGGGCGGTGACCACCACCACCTCGATCTGGGCGGTGTCGGTACACATCGTCTGAACGGTCCGCATGGGGTCGACCCATTGCAGGAAATAGGCGGGCGGCTGCAAAGCGTCCGGCGGTTGCGCGAACAACGCCCACTCCCCCGACGCCACCTGGTCGATGTCGACCAGGGCGTCGAACACGGCGGCGCGGAACCCGGCCTGGTTCATCCGATCCCGAACAGCTCTTTGACCGGCCGGCGCAGGGTGGCGGCGTGCCGGGCGAACGTGTCCTTCGGTAGCCGCATCCCGCCGGACTGGTCGGCCAGGACGTTCCAGGCGGCGTCGTTGGACTTCCACCACTCGACCCCGCGGAGAATGTTGACCCGGTTCACCAACGGCAGTTTCGCGGGGGCGATCCCGGCGGCCGGGTCGCGGAGATCGATCGACGCGTCGATCTCCACGGCCGCGGCGTCCAGACAGGATTGCAGGGCCGCCGTGTTCGACGGGGTGACCGCCACCCGCAGCTGGGCGGCCAGTTCGTCCACGGTGGCGTACGCCATCTACGTCTTGGCCTGATGGGCTTTGATGCCGGCCAACAGGTCCGCCTTATTCATCGACGCGTTCGCCGGGGTGACCCCATGCCCATGGGCGTATTCGAGCAGCTCATCCTTCGTCATGTCCGCGAAGGGGTCGGGGTCGTCGCCGCCGTGCACGCTGCCCCCTTCGCCCTCCTCCGCCGGGCCGGACCCGTCGGGGCGGACCAGCTGCTGGTTGGGGGCGTACAGGTTGTTGGCGATCCGTTCCTCCGTCATGGCGTCTTGGTCACCTTGACGATCGAACCGGCCGAGATGACCATGGGGGTGAAATATCCCGCGTAGGCGACCTGGACGCCTAGCACGGATGGTTCGATGACCTGCAGGGAACCTACCCGCTGCTCGAACACCTCGCCCGCCGCGGTGGACATGACGATCATCCGTAGGGCGCCGACACC